CCGCTTAAGTTTTTCTTCTGCAAGGACTGGAACGTGTCTCTGCCCCTGGTGGCGCTCCAGTATCACGACGTCGAGATTCGCATCACGTGGAGCACAACCCTGGGTTCGACGCTGGCGCTGACGGGTCTGCCGGCGACTGCCGCCTACTCCTCGTTCCAGTACGAGGCCTGGACCAACTTTGTGTACCTGGACCAGGCGGAGCGTGAGTACTTTGCCAACACGCCCATGGACCTGCTGATCACCCAGATGAACCGCATCCCCATCGCGACCGGCAACATGCAGGAGCTGGCTCTGGCTCACCCCATCAAGTTCCTTGCATTCCAGTCCAACAACTACACAAACTCGTACGGCGTGGGTACCACCCAGATCCCAGCCGTCAACTACCAGTTCAAGACGCAGATTAACGGCGTGGACATTGGTGACTCGCGCTCCATGTTCCAGTGGATCGATGTTCCCCAATACTACCACACCCCTTACGGCTACAACCACGGCGGTGCAACGGCGAACGTCGCACTGATTTCCTACTGCCTGGACACGTCAAAGCTTCAGCCAACTGGCACGCTGAACTTTTCACGCATCGACACGTACCGCATCGTCGCACCGGCCGGTGTCTCACTGAGCACTCTGGCTGGCGGCAACGGTCGCTACTTTTACGCGATGAACTATAACGTCCTGCGCATCAAGGATGGCATGGGCGGGCTGCTGTACTCGAACTAGACGCGTCTACTTCTTTGGTGGGGGTTTGGCGAACTTGTGAACAATGAAAAAAATAACAGCCGTGATAAATGCGGTAGCGAGCATGCCTGTCGCTGACAGATTACCCGCATCGCTCATATATTTAGGAATAAGATCCGCCAATTTGTTCTGAACCGGCTTGGAGAATGCAGCGACTGCGGCAATGCCCGCGAGCGCCGCGTTCAACTGGTCGTCAGTCAGACCAAATGGGTTCTTTGAAGAGGATGAGGAAACTGGGCCGGCGGACGCATTGTCCAGGCTCAGCGCAGCCACTCTATTGTTCTGTGGGTTCTTGTACGGACCGCCACCCATCGATGGCCCCATGTCGAAATCAGCACTCGGCACAACATCAGAAATTGGCGTCGAGAAATCCATTTCTATTTGGGGAGGTTTTATTTCGGCTTTAAATAACTCGGGCTGTTCGATCGCACGCGTCTGATACACCGGCTGAAGTTCATCTGGGAGACCGAACGAACTCTGATGCTGAACAGGTGGTTGGTCCTGTGTCGGCTGCTGCTGCACAGGTTCCACCTGAGGAATGTACTGCAGGATGTCGCTCGATCCATTGAAATCGAGATTCTCGATAATCATCTATTGGTGTGTATGAAATCTTTTACGTGATAGGGGCGCAATCAATCCTCTAGGGGGCACTTTCGTGCCTGTGTGTCCGTCAGACCTTTTTCACAGTGACACCTGGGCGACGAGCGCTCCCTGGTGGTGTTCCAGACGTGACCAATGGCGTTGAGACGTGCTTCGGATTATAGTTTTTCTGGTGGTACTGCCACATGGCTTCGGATCCGATCCGAAACCCTTTGCGAATCGGCGCCTTGTAGTAGTAAACACAGTCCTCGATACGATTGGATTTGCTCGTGTTGTCGAGGACGAGACATTCATAGTTTTCGGTGCAGGCATTCATCACCTGACAAAACATGTCAAACGTCGGAAACACACCGAAGAACGCCTTGTACAGACGCTCACGATTCTGAATCACATTTTCGCGGAGGACAAACACGTAATCGACGTTTGCACGCAGGTCTGGACTCAGGTCCATACAATACTGCATAGTCAGCAAAAAGAATATTTTCCAGTGACGCCCGTTCATGAAACATTGTCTGATGCATGTGTCTTTCATGAACGCCTTGTCGTACATGCAATCATCCAGAAGCAAAAAGGCACTTGATTTACCACCAGCTGATACGATTCGCCTCTGGCGCTCGAGCACCTTTTCTATGGCGTCTCGTTTGTAATCGCCGTAGATGAATAGATCCGGGATAAACTGCTTGTAGTAGTGGTTACCATCCTCTGTACCGGACATGACGATACCGACGGGCAGGTGTCGTTTGTGGTACATAATGTCCGTGACGAGCGTTGACTTTCCCGTGCCGCGCTTACCGATGAATACGCACACCTTGTCGTCGCCAATCTTACTCGGGTCAAACTTTTTGAGCTGCAAATTGGACATTTCCTAATATTGTACTGGGTTTTTTTGTACACGCGGAATACGCAGCAAAAATAAAACCCCGATATTTAATAGGACATGTCAGGTGCCAAAATTCATCTAGACTTGAATGGAACATTTGTCAGTAATCCTGATTATACTTTATTTTCTGTAAAAAGTAAACCAACAAAAGAATATACGGCAGAAACATATGAGGTTCCGTTCGATGCCTCCAATATAAAATTTGGTGATTCCGCATCAGCGTTGATCCCTCCTAAAGGAGATGTTGTGAGACGTTTCACTGTGAGTTCTGAACTTCCTGCTCTGTACAACCCTTTAGGCCCTGGTTACGTGTACCCTTTGTACTCTGACCAGGTTGACGGTGGGATATTTGTGCAAACAAATACATTAGCCATCCAGCCGGGTGATTTCGTCGGTTATTTTAATACGCAATTTTTAAATCAATGGGCGACAAATTTTGTAGGGTACTCGAACATTTCTGTTTCTTACGATTCAACCAAAACAAAGTTTGTATTCACGTCCCCGGCGTACTCGAACATCTTTTTCGCGCACCTGATTTTTTCAACGTGAGTGGCTATCCTGCATACAACTTTACAAATGGAACTTTAACTGCTCCACTGACACTTATTCAGGCAGGGTGGATCCGCGGATTCACGCCCCCACCATCGACCGGATTTTCGTACAAGGAGTCGGTTGCGTGTAAGTTGATAAAAAATGCGTCATTGACCATCGGTGGTCAAACGATCGATCGCCTTACGAGTGAAAGACTCATCATTGAAGATGATCTTGGAATACCATACGAAAATCAAGCTGGACTCACTATCCTCGAAGGTAAAAATGACACGTCAACTATTACAGCTCCACGAAAGTACTATACTCGTCTCAACTTTGACATTGACACAATAAACATGAAAGCTCTCAATAATCAAGATGTTCGAGTCAATATCGAATTTGAAAAATTTGAAAATCTTCCTTCAGAATTGATCACGACAGATGGGTTTTTAGATGGCGATTCTTACGCAACATCAAACCTCCAAGCAATCACAGCTAATGGTACAAATAACTTTAATGTACAATCGGCTATAGGATGGAAAAATTACGTCATCATGGGTCCTTTGAGTTCTGATTCATCATTTCGATTTTATAATGAAGATACAAGAACATTTTATAAATGGACACCTGGAGGTTCTTATGGTGGTGCGTATATAACAATAAACGGCGGAACCATATACAAATCAACGGGTGGATATATCAAAAAAGCAGATTTAAATACTGTACTTGCAGTGAGCACAACTCCGTGGACAACAAGCACATACAGCTTTTTTAGTGGATTTCCAGGTACACCTTATGGTGACGGAGGTAACTTTATTTATTATATACTTAGTGACGCTCGTTACGTGTATTTACTATATAAAATAAATTATTATATCATTGGGTCAACGTACACGAGTTTAGTAAGTGGTACACTCGACGGAACTCAAAAGATATGGACCGTCACATATCGGTTTTACAATAAAACAGCTCCATTATCTGCAAGTGACCAAACAGCTCTTCAAAATTTCTGGACTACATATGCTTCGACTCAATCGACTGGCGGTGCAACTATATTTCCAACGAGCAAAGTAATTTCTTCAATGACACAAAACGGTTCAGATGTCACTGTCGTTGGAACGTTGACGTATTCAGTCGCTACAAAAACAGGGAATGAGTTTATACCTGGAAATAGACTTCATAATAATTTAATGTGGTTGAGATATGATTCATCTGCGGGGTTTAACACATCGACTTCATATTCATATACTACATTACCATCAGGTTTACCGGCATCTGTGAAAGATATTTATCCTGGAATATACGATACATTACAACTTACAAATACTAATTATTATTTCAGACCTGTATTCGATGGTCGGTACATTTATTTTGCAACAGCTCCACTGTATATTGCTAAATTAGATACACAAAATTTTACATCACCAAGTGGGTATAGCCAAGTAGATGCTAATATAATATCTCCTGTTCCATTAAGTAATGCACTTTTATTATCAGATGGAAAATACCTGTACACAGGTTCCAGTTCTACACGAGGCGGAACTGGACGATTTTCACGCTATGACGTTACAAAACCTATTAATCAACAATCTTCATGGGAATATTTCACAGGAGATACGTTAATTCGTGCTAGTGATTTTGAATATAGTTCAGCAGGTGGGTTTGATGGTAAATATATGTATTTTTACACGAATTCTGACCAACAAAGGGCTACATTTCCAGTGACGGATTTTTCAAGAGTAACAACGTGGCATCAATATGATACAACAAAACCTTTTAATGATGTAAATTCTTGGCAATGGATTGACTTTCGCCCGGGTGGAATAATTAACTCTTCGAATGGTTCTCATCCAAATATAACTCTTCTTGCTCACCGTACAAATGTTGCTAATACAGATCCAACATATTGGCTTGCTGTACAAGGTCTT